CCTTCCGATGAAGTGGACCGGAGAATCGCCGCGGCTCTCGACGCTCAAAAGAAAGAGTTCCGTATCGCCGAGCTCGAATCGAAGGTAAAAGAGTACGAGGAAGAATTAGAAGAACGGGAAAGCCCTTTGCAGTCCGCAATCGGCCGTGTAGCCCCTTATCTTCCGGCTATTCTCGAAAGGTTCTTCGGAAAACCGGGCATGCAGGTAGGCGTTGCCGGAACTTCGCAGCCTATCCGGGTTCCTGCACCGGAATCGAATACCGACGACAACTCCCGGATATTGCGGATCGCCGAACGGCTGGAAGCTATCGAACCCGATTATCTGAACTTGTTGGAAAAACTGTGTGACAAATTGGAAGAAAACCCCGCTCTCTTGGGCATGATTAAACAGTTCGCATGATATGAAATACAATCCTAACATATTCAATAAAGGGGTATTTCCCCGATTTACCAGTGTGACGGTGTATGCAAAACCTTCGTATAGTTCAGATGTCCTGTACGAAATCAAAGGTTTTGCCGGAATGACAGACGGAAATTATGAAAATGTGGACGGCTGGAATTGGTACAGACTCGGCTCTATCGATGGCGTTCATGTGTGGGGTTGGGTACGTGAGGATTATGTAGAGTTAAAGACGGTGGACCCTATCAATAACGAAGCGGCGCAATCTCAATTAAATCTTATTATAGAGAACGATAAAAATAGCATGATCAATCTATTAGTAGCCTCTCGTGGTTGTTCTATGCTTGAAAGTTCCGGTAGAAATGTATCTTCTATAAAAAATGAGATTCGCAATCTGTATATAGACATCGTTAACCGGAATAACATAATCGCGTCAATGCCCAACTTGGACGATAAGGTTTACGGTGAGCCTGTTTTAGATAAATTCGCTTCTGACCTTCGGAATATCGTAACACAAAATGCGGTAGGTATAGCGTGGGTTCCCGTACTTGTTATTGCTGCCATAGTTTCGCTTTCATTGGGTGCAGCGTATTATGTCTATGACAAGACTAAGACTCTTGCTTCCAATTCGAATGTTTCCTACAAGGCATCGGATAAAGTTGTCAAAGAGGTTTATTCCAGTCTGACCGAAGAACAAATCCAAATATTGGAAGACGATATAAACCGACAGATGAAAGGAGCTTTTACAACTGGGTATTGGAAAAGTGCTACCGATATAACATGGTTTTCTATACTGAAATATGGAGCCATTGCCGTAGGTGCTATTTGGGTGGTCAAGTGGATTAAAAACAATTTTTAAATTATGGCAAATCTATTCAATCCAGCATATATCGATCCAAATTCATATATCAAATTTCTAACAAAAGAGGAGTTGGAAATATGGTGTAGTAATGCTGTGCATCCACCTCTCAATACTCAAAATTTCAAGATAAATACTTGGAACTATAATTACAATACCGTACCACTTTTAAAACCGGAGGATTTAGTACATGAATGGCCCGGCTCTTCTCCGTATTGGGAAGAATTAGAAAGTCATTATAAATCTGCTGCAATAGGATATTCCAAAGAGTTGCAAGGTATATCGGTCGGTCGTCTTTGTACCTTTTTATCATTGAGGGCGCGCCCCTCGAATGATGCTTTCTCTGTATTCAATATGCACATGAATCAATTTTATAAACATTCGAAAGAAAATGAGGGGCATAAAACCGATACAGAGTATACATTTCGATTTCCTTTGGTTTTGACCGGTCAATTCATTGATATGCCTGATGGACGTTGGCATTATGTGTATGTTAAAGAACATATTCAATTAAATACTGTATTTTGGTATTGGCGATATCTTCCAAGACCTGAATACGAGACATATAAGGAGCTGTATGAATGGACAAAAGAATTTATGGGATTTGTCACTCCCGAAGATTTTGAATCAATTCTTAAAAATTATGAGGTATTTAAATTCGGATTTGTTCGTGAAGATCTTATATCGTTCTATGAAGATTATGAAATAAATGGACAAAAAGTAAATATATCATTTCGTCGAGAGATATACGGCCCAAAATATGAATATCCTATGTTCTACGATTATGATTATCAATATAGTTATAATGCTGAAAATGGTTATTCGTATCTTTATATATTGCTTCCCGGATCTTTTTTGAGAGGGGACAAACTTGATTATCCTTTAACGAATGTTACTCAAAGGATATACAAATGGAATCCTGACATAGATAGTCATTTAAGAATTAACGCTTACCCCAATGGAGGCGACCCCAATTTTATGGAGGATTGGGCCGACGAAATCAAAGCCAATATGGATATCGAGAACGGGACTTCGGACCATAACCCATCTACGGAAGTCGTCGAGAAAAACGTATTGGCCGGAGCCGGTGTATTGGCTCTCGGTCTGTTGTTGTTGAAAAATAATATGTAGCGTATGGAACGGAAAGACAGAAAAAAAAGAATCATCATGCCGTCCCGGAATAATACCGTGCTTCAATCCCCGGAAACCTCGGACGATGGCGCCCTTGACGGTGGAGGATTCGATGACGTGGTAGTCACCGGTCAGGATTTGCGCTGGAAGAAGTGGGCCGTTGCGATCGGAGCGGTAGCCCTCGTTTGGTTTTTAGTCATTCAGGAAGAATAACAATATAAATAACTATGTATCATGTGGTTCGAAAATAAAGTAACAAGCAATAAGGAAGCATTCTTGCAGAAGGTACGACTAATCTGCGCAAAACTGGGTATAGAGCCCGATTGGCTTATGTTCGTCATGAACTCGGAAAGCGGTTTGAACCCTGCCGCTTATAATCCGAATGGCGGAGCGTCGGGACTTATCCAGTTCATGCCGGACACAGCGAAGGGGTTAGGCACGACGACCGAAGCCCTTCGGAAGATGTCGAATGTCGCCCAACTCGATTACGTATATAAATATTTTTATCCGTACCGGGGAAAGATGAACTCCTTGTATGATCTTTACCTCGTTACCTTCTTCCCCGCCGCTCTTGGAAAACCGGACAGCTATGTGTTGCAAACATCGACACTCCCGGCGAAGGTGATAGCCGACGCAAACCCCGGTATCGATTTGGATCACGACGACCGGATCACCGTTGGTGAATTTAAGAGGTGGATCGATCTAAAAAAAAAAGTATGGGGTTAGAAACTGGGTTCGACGTATTTGTCATTGCCGGATCCTTCATTTGCGCCGGTATAATATTGTGGTACATTCTTAAACGAGATAACGATGATTAAACCTCTAAAAATCATATATAAGAACACGATCAGAACGTCTAACGGGACGATCGAGAACGAGGGTACGAATTCCCCGTCGATTATCATATTTCGTAATCAAGGCACATCGATAGCCTATGTATTGGGAAATGTGAAGATATTCCCCGGCGAATCGTGGCAGTTGAAAAACGATCCCGGAATCGTGATCGAAAACAGCTTTACGGTGACATTCGACACCTCGGTTCCCGGCTTGGAGAACAATTTAGCCGTTATTCGCGGATATTATAAAGATTAAAAACATTTCTGCTATGAACGAATATCAACCCTTAGATATCAACAGGAACCCGATCGGGGTTTTGCAGCCCGGCGGGAACATTACGTTAGATGAAAGTGAAAACTTCGAAATTACGGAGTCGGGGATATACCGGATATTTACCGAGTCCGGCACTAACGGCATTGCCGAACTCGAATTTGATATGAACGGAACTATATCTAATGTATATAGTACAGTTGGGACAATAGAATGTTTTTATATCTCGAAAGGTACATTTTTTTATCCGGTATCTGGTTCCTTCCGTGTTACTAAAATGATTTAGCCATGAGTTTAGGAAGATTGGGATTGATACAAGCCGGGCAACCTTCGAAGCAGTGCCCCACGTTGGCGGAAATGACGGCCGACGCTACGGCCACGG